ATCGAACACGATGTTATTTGTAACTGAATTAAACATTGGATATGTGACACCATTAATTATTGTTTGGAATGTAGTACCTCTTGGCATACTTAAAGGCAGAGGATTATTAGATGCATCATGGTTATACAATGGTGTGGCTGTTGTATCATAATTCATTTTAACATTGACAAAGGCAACAGATGGAGCAATAGATCTTGGAGTATATCCTAATAGTTTAGCATGAGATACAACTGAAGTTCTTAGCTGGGCTGTATCAAGGAATGTTTCATTCAAAGCGAAGTTTGCATTCATTGAATTGATGTGAGTTATATATGCTAACACATCAATAATAGTTGACATAGCTGATCCATCGTAGTTATAATCATTAAAGGTTGTATCAGTTGCCTTCATGTATGAAACTAGATTAGCTTTGATTTGGTCGAAGTCTAATTGACTTGCATTAATTCTTCTTTCAATTGCCATTATCGTATTCTCTCTATTGTTGTAGAGATATCTATTATCTCATTGGTTGATTTAACTCTGCCTGTTACTGTAATATATACCATGTTTTGATCAGGCTTTGAATTAATATTAGTATTAAGTACTTCTATTCTTGGTTCGTAATTCTTTAAAGCAACATTAATAGATGTTCCCATATTTGATGCTGTGAGTTGATTCATGTTCTCAAATAAATATGCTCTTAGGTTTGCACCGAAGTTATAATCAAATGGACGTTCACCGTGATTCGTACGTAGTATATTAAGACAACTTTGTATTACTGCAGCATTGTTCTTCTTTATTCCAATGTCATTTGTATTAGGATTTTGCTTAAAAGTAAAATCTAAATCTTTGTACGTTTCTTGTATTGCGATCTCTGCCATATATCTTATTTATACTAGTTAGGTTTCAATGTGTTGCCGTTTTGTGTCCAATTACTTCCAGCGTGCGTATGAGTGTGAGTATCTAATTCAATAGGTGTTGTACTATTACTAGTAGTAGTTAATTTTTCAACTACTAGGTTTTCAGTAATGCTTACTTCACCATCTAATTTAATATTTCCTTTATATACTATATCGTCTTTAGTATATTCTGATTTTAAAGTTATTAATGATGCATCAATTCCGTTTTGTGTTATTGATATATCACCAATGCCTGTTAATGAAGTTGTGCCAGTGATTGATGCTGACATATTGCCAGTAACAACTGTATTCATATTACCACCGACTTGCGTAGTAAGATCTTTAGCCACAGCGATATTAGCATCACCACTTATATAAACTTTGACATTACCTTTAATCTCAACTGTGTCATGACCAATCACTAATTGATAGTTATCTCTTACAATCTTTTCTATCTTTGAACCATTAGGTTGTATCTCATATTGAGTACCACTCTTATGTCTTTCCATGATACGTTCAGCACCAGGAGTGTCATCGTATTCTTTCACATGACCACTCTCTGTTTCCATAACATTATTGTATGGATAGATTGGTGCATATCCACTAGCTGGTTCATACACGCCTTTAGGATCACTTGCATTTGGATCTGCTTCACCTCTTACTCTTACATTGTTATCGTGTAGACCAGCGGTCTTTGTAGGTAGAGTCCCTACAACTATAAACTCTTGCATCATTGGATCTTCGAAGAAACCAAATACTAGTGTTCCATTCACTTTGATATCACCAGCTGCTGGCGTTGTAGAATTACTAACGTGTCTAATAACTTGCCCAGCCGCACCTGTTATTTGTTCATCTAATAATTCACCATCTTTCCATAAGACTTCTGCAATTAAATTTACTGATTGTCCTATACCACTTACGGCAGGAACAGTTGCTGGCATTGCAACATTTGACCAGCCAAGATCATCTGTAGAGATATTGTCGTGAATATGATATACATTTACTTTAACTCTTCCAAGCTTTAAAGGATCTAATATATCTTTTACTATTCCGTATTGCATTATGCGTACTCTCTTATTAATGTCATATGTTGTTTATACTCATAGTCTTTGCCGTTATAACTAATGACATGATTAATATCAGAAATTATATAAATTCCATCTGAGATTGATGAACTATTTTCTTGACCACCTAACTCAACTAGTACAGACATACCACATCCAATTGTAGGTATTGCTGCCAAATCCCTAACACTCAATCTTGTATGATGTATTCGTGCCATTTGGTTTATTGACATGCTGCTTTGAGGATCATTAACTGTAGCAAATAAATTCTTCTCAGTATTATACAAATTATTAGATGATTTATATACAGTCTGCACATGTGCGGAAGCTTCCAGTGCTTTATTTTTTACAACACTGGTTTCATCTAGACTCACTGAATGGATTTTGTTTCCGAATTCTCCCGCAGCAATTTTATCAGTAAAGTTTCTTTTATATTCTAAAACAATAAACTTATTTGATGTGCCTATAGTATCTATGTTATCTAAAGATCCTTCACTGCTTACTATCTCACCTTTTATTGCAAATTCTTCCTTTGGTCCTTTCATAAATTTGTTACCAGCCATATGCTTCAAAGAACCCATTCGGGTTTTTCCCTCATCAGCAAGTCTTTGGTATATATAAAATCCAGTGCTATGAATATCCATTGCTCCATCCACCACATTTTCTAAAGCTTCACGTGCAGAAATATTTGGTACAATATATTTACCTCTAGTAATTGCCTTACTATCTACATATAAATACGGTCCAACATTTGCTAGTGCTTCGTGAAAGATTCCGGCAGCAATTTCATGACTTGCTCCTGAAAACGCTGCATTAATTGGAACTAATTTTAGACCTTGTTCTACAAGTGTTATTAAATGTATATTATATTCTTTATTAGATTTGTTTATCTTCATATTACTGACACCATCAGCCTGGAAGAAATATTGAACTTCTATATCCATATACATAAAACTAATTGTGATAGGTACTAGTGTGTCTTTTGTGCCAATAACCCTATCAAAGAAGTTATCACCATCAATAACATGAATACTTCCTTGTACATAACCCTCTATGCTTTCAAACAAGGTTAAATCCTGAACTAAACCAGAAATATCAGTTGCACCACCGTGTACTACAAGAGATTCTAATTCCATATTAACCCATTATTTGTATAAACTGTCTAGCGATACGACTTACATACTGAGCTTTAATTACTTTTATATTTCTATTTTGATCAGTAACAGCTTCCTCAAAATCAATATAGCTATAAGCTGTAGTTCCAGCAGCACGTCTTGTTGTCCACTCTTTAGTTGAATCATCAACATGGTGATGAGGTGCATATGCTTGACTCTTAATAAAGTTACATGTTATATTATCTTGAGAATTCACGCCACTTATTGTTTCACCTGTTAAGGAGAATGTGCCACTTGTTTTTTCTATAACAACATATCCCATATTTACATGGATCTCTTTAATAATTCCAGTTGCATTGCTTATACCACCAGTAACAGTTTCACCAAGTATAAATTTGTTATTAAGGTTATCATCAGTGTCAGCCGCAAGGTATTGATATTTTTCTGTGCAATACTCTACTAATTGGCTAAACTTCATCGGCCAATCATCCCATATATTTTTTATTTGTGGATTGAGCAATAAGAATGTCCAATGATATTGTTCAGTACCATATAATCTTCTAGAAAGTATATCAGGTCTTTCCCCATCTTGAATCGTAATTGTTTCATAGTGTGCAGCATTATTAGTTAACTCATCTGATACCAAAGCTTTTGCTGTTAGATTTTTTAGTACATCACTATTACCTGACCCATCAACATCTATAACTACATTACTTATATTTTTAAAATACATATTAGAATCCCCTCTCTACATCACCTTTAAATATCGGTGCTATTTCTTTAAGTGTAACACTTAAGTTAATTTCAACTGGTGCATTATTATGTTTAAAGAATGAAGTATTATTTGGATTGTATGTTACATTTACCGATTCAATAACAACAGGTGGTAACTGAATCATATCTGCAGCACCATGAAATGATACTATACAATGATCTGGAACGCGGACTGTTAGATTATCTGTTTTTTCTGCGTGAGCTGCCATCCTGAATTCTTTAATAATCTTGGTTGCATCAATAGATTCTTGTAGACTGTCTGGTAAAAAGTTAAAGGCAAAAGAAAAACTTCTCATTGGAGTATTTTGATAAGCCATATATTCATTAGGATTTAAAGCACTACCATGGTGTCTTTGCATTTCATCACTCAATACACCACCAACACCATAACCAAGAAGTGAACTAAGACCAACATTACCCTTACCTAACCATTTAGTTATCGAATTATTAGCAATCAACTTATTTTTTGATTTGCCAGCTGCGTTTGCTAACCAATTTACACCACCGGCGCCAGCAGCAATTGAAGTAGGATTAAACATTGTGGCATTATTAATTTTATCAGAGGTTCCAAAATCTTCAAGTGCAGCTGCGATTTGCCTTGACTCTTCACTATAACCTACTGTATCATTTATCTGAATATCTGTAGGCATATACATTGCTATTGAACCTTTAAATACTCGCACAGCTGGATCAAACATACTAGCATTTTCACCAGCAGCTTCCATCAAGTCTCTAGTGTCCTTATCACCTATTATAAACTTTTGTTCTTCCTCACCCTCCTCGTTGGTTATGGTTTGTGTTGCAGCTAATTTTTCATTAAACGTTGTCTTCATTGCTTCTTCGTGCATACCATATACCTTGTTCTCACTCCGCCAGTCTTTTAACATCGCTTTCTTTTTTTCAGTCATTAATCTCATAAATTCAAATACAACATACGGTTCAATAGCCATATCGTCAATATTAATTTGTTCTCCATTTGGACCAACGGCCGATCGCGCTAAAGCATACTCACTAGAATCATGAGTATTCCAATTTACTTCGCTGCTAAAGTTCTCTGCAACAGATGTAGGATATTTAAGAGAAAATATTTCATCAGCCTTAAAGAAATTATTTAATCCTATATCATCTAATCTTCTAGCATTATCTTTTCTAGCTATGTCTGCTTTTCTTTCACCTACATTTCCTCTCCCGCCGTGTCTTTCTTCGAATGCCATAATTTGTTCCTTTTACTTGTATATTACTTATTTATACGGATTATATAAATACTTGTATGAAAAAGACATATTCAGGCAAATGGAAACCAAAGCATCCTGAGAAATATAATGGCGACGTTGATAAGATACATTATAGATCTCTATGGGAAAGGAATGCATTCAGACATTTAGATGATGCAAGTTGGGTGAAGTGGTGGCAGAGTGAAGAGACTGTGATACCATACATATGTTCAACCGATCGTAAACCCCATAGATACTTTGTTGATCTTCATATACGAACACAGTCTGGTCGTACCCTCATAGTAGAGATAAAACCTCATGCACAAACCCTACCACCTAAACGTAAAAAATTAAACGAAGCATTAACCTATATGAAGAATACATCTAAGTGGAAGTATGCAAAGAAGTATGCAGATGATAGAGGTTTTGAGTTTCAAATATGGACAGAGCATGAATTAGAAGCTATGGGTATACGGACAATGACACTTGGCTTCAAAGCAAGTAAGACAAAGACAGGTAAGAGAATATGGAAAACATTAACTAAGCGCAAGAAAAAGGTATAAATATAGTTATGAATATTAATAGAGATAACAATGGCTAGTTTATTTGACAAATTAGAATCAGAAGCATTCCGTAAAGGATTAGTGGCTAGATCAAAAGAAGCAAACAATTGGTTCTCTAAGAACGTTAAGAAGCTTGGACCATTAGGTAAGCGTGTATTAAAGGATGATAGATTAATAACAAGGCAAAGTGCTAAGACAGGCGAG